GCATTATTAAGTGCAAAGCCACAAAGTGGCATTGTTAAGCCACCTTGGTCCACCCTCGATTCAGCTTCAGACGTCGAGAGACGTCCCTATCTGGTATCGAACTATGACCAGTACGTTCGAGTGAACATACTGACTCAAGAACGGAGTTCCAACTCCTGCAATCGGACCTCAAAGGTTCGACTGACTTGAGACGCCATACCGGGGTGACGTACCACTGCAATCCAGGATGCCAATAGGCATCTTGAAAGGCAAGGGACGCCTTGTCAGTAAACTCCGCGATTCCTCCATGGTTCGGATCGTTCGTAAAGAACAATCTTCGCCCGAAGGCCTCACGTAGTCTACGCCGCAGTACGCGATACGTAGTTGAAGCAGCCTCCTCATACCCCGCAATGCGCAAGCGCATAGCGATGTCTGAGAGAGACTGACAATCGACCAGTTGTTCGGCATCTAGTGTCGTCTTCCAACGGACTGGTGTTACGTTTACGCCATTAAAAGCGTCAACGCCGCACGATTCCCGGAAGGCACCTCGCCAGAAGGACTTATCCTTATTGACGAGTAATCCAAAGCTCTCGAGGTCGTTTATGACGCCCTCGACATGCTCTGAAGGAACTATGATGTCGTCTCCGAACACGAATACAGCATTAGGCTGACGAGCCTTCTGTCGCTGTAATGATGCACAACATATGGCCCAGAAGACCAGCGTTTGTACGGGAAACACAGTTGCGTTCCCCATAGGCGCATAGCAGTTCAGGTCCCCAGTAATCTCCGGATTAACCGGCGACCGTGGGATCCTGAACTTCTGAGCTCGACAACACCCGAACCACTTGTACTTCCTCCCAAAGAGGATCTGTACAAGCGATTCTGAGATGCGGTCGCTAGCCTCCTTCATATCAAGCGTGGCATAATGCCCCGATTTACTTGACAGGAGAGCAATACGACCGTTTACGGTTTGGTCGTCAAAGAAGACATGGCCGTGAGGCCAATGCTTTCCTTGCCGACCCGGCCGATAGAGCATTATACAACGCTCTAGCTCACGTCTAAGTCCCTGCTGCAGCCACATGGCTTCAGCTGGATGTACACAAATTAGCCTTGGTCCCCTCGTGTCTTTCGGCACGGCGGTGACCTTAGCTTCGATGTGTTCATCGGTTAGTCCTAAATCCACATGCTCAGAGCAGTGTTCCTGATTAAAATACAGGGACAACCAATCTGAGTATGGAAAGAGATACTCTATTTGAGAGTACCACTTCTGCCACCGCCCTTTTGAGGTAGTGACAGCACCTGGTCCGTGAGATGGCTTAATAGCCTTTTCGCGGAAACAGCCAAGGATTGACTGGACGTGTTGTTTGGTGCGACGTAGAAGGAGAGGGCTTGCATTAGCAAGTCCGTTGTTAACTCCGCCGACGTCTCGGTTAGTTTCAAGGAAGGCCTTGAAACTCTTTTGGGTCGTTTCTTTGTCATGTTGTACTTGAGCTTTATAGCAGAACAATAGAAGTTGCCGAAGATATCGCATAAACAGAGGATCAATAATTGATTCTCGTGCGAGTCTCTGCAGCGGTGCTGGGAACTGACTCACTAGGCTGTCCATTGCTTGAAGCAACGGAACCTCCTGGTGTATTCGGAACCTTATGGCTTCTACGACGTTCGGTTTAACCCGATACTCCGTAGTAACCTGATGTTCTTCAATGAACCTTAGCACCTTCTTCTCTAGCTTAGGAGCCTCGTTTAGGCACCATTGTAGCGACCACCAAGATCCTCGTATTTCAGAGAACCCAGATAGTCTTGCTACATCTGCTAGCAGGCAACTGAATGTATGTTCTATAGCATGCATTTTGATATGGGAACCATATTAGCCGATCATTCTTATTATGTGCAACTTAACCACTCTTAAGAGTGACTTAAGAAGCACGTATACGTAACGCTTGGTAGTCTTCTCGAACGAGACGTTTTTACGTCTCGCCGTTTTCGACACCAGGGATAAACGTCGAGTCCGCGACAACAGCCTTAAACGTAGCGACAACATTGTCGACCTGCGCTTGGGATGCGGTCTTCGGAACGGCGAGGACGAAGTACATCGAGGTTACAATCTTTTGAAGATTGGCATCAATGTCTTCGCGATCGACGCGCCCAGTGAACCGAGTACCTTCAACTTTCG